AGGGTTGATCCTATTGCTAAAGGGTTTCCACTTTCTATGGCACCATTTATGGTATTTATAGTGGAGGCAGTCTTAATAGCTGTCCCTAATAATTCACCTAATGGACCTCTTGTATAGGCGCCATTACTTTCCACATGTTTAAAATCATATGTGTATTCTGTATAAGCGAATGCAACATTTAATGATTGGGCTTCGTTTTGAGCTGCCCATGAAAGGGGAATTTGATTTATTGAAATTGGAAATGCATCAATTAATGTTACTTCAACTAACGGCATTCCTGTTATCGCATAATGTGTTATTTTTATTCTTGATGCGTATTCACTTTTATATCTAACATTATAAGTTGTTTCTATGCCAGAATTTTTTATAGTTTCTTCTCTTCCTGTGATATATGCTATCCAATTTTGAAAAAATTTTCTGGTTTTTTCATATTGTGAACCTCTGGTATAAAATGATAAATCTATATCCTTATATCCAGTCATAACTGAATGTTGTTCAGTTACCCCATATATTTTTTGGTGTACTGTAGCTGTTGATTCACCTGGAAGTTCTGCTGAATGACAAACATATCTTAAGGTATCATTATCAGCAAATTTATTAAAGTAGAACTCAACATCAAAGTATGCTGTTCTACCTATATCGTATGCTAATAACTCGCTCTTTGCTTCGCGATATTTTGAGTCATCAGTTTTCGGACCATTTCCACTCATTAACTCTTTTACTGTATCTAAAAATGACATTATAGTATCCTTTTAAAGTGTCATATCTTGTGTTGCCATAGATTCTTTCCAAACATATTGTTTCGTTTTTTTCTTAAATGCTTCAATAGGCAATGAAGCAGCAAACCCCCAATCTTCAGGTGGAATCAATTTTATTTCGGAACGAACGTTACTGGTTAAATATTGTTTAAAACAGGGTTCAAAAAACGAAAATTGTTGCACACCCTGTAAATTTTCGTATTTAATATTTAATCGTTCTAGTTCTCCATCTTTATACACACCTTTTGTTAATAAATTACTTAATAAAATCATTCTTGGTTCAACAGGAAGATAATGTAAATTTAATCCTGTGAATCGATCACGTTTAATACTGGTTAATAAAATTAATGGAAATGTATCATAATATTCTAAATTTTCTCTACCTTTTGGATTATAATGGAAAAGGTACATTTTACCAACTTCAAATTTATTTGTTGTATTTGTACCTTTTTTTAATAATTCTTGCTGTTTTATTTTATTATTTTTTATCTCATCAGCAGTGGGTTTCTTTAAATGCTTTACTTGTTCTTTAAACCATTTTATGGCTTCAGTAACATTTTTTAAACTAAATTTGTAATCAAAATTAAGATTTAATCCCATTTATAATCCTAAGTCTTTTTCTGTTAAAACTTTAAATTCCCATTTACGGTCTAAACAATATTCTCTAGCAGCTTTCCATTTTGCTTGATTTATTGCATATGTACAAACTTCAGTTATATACTGTTTTGTTATTTTCTTTTTTACTGCTGGTTCAATTGATTGGTTATAAGGTTTAATTTCAATTAAATAAGTTTTAGTTCTACCATCAACCCCTAATATCCTTGCCCAAATATCTGGAAAATATCTATGAAATTTATTATCGACAGGAGATTTATATGGAATAACACACTCTTCTGATGCCCATTCTAATATATTAGGGTTATCATCCATCCATTTAAATACTCTCAATTCCCAGGAACTGCGATAAACAATATTTGCAGCATTACCCCTATATTTACTCGGGTTTTTTATATTATAAATTCCTTGTTTATAATTTTTTGCCATAATTTAATTTTTTACAAATTATTGATATAAATAGTATTTAGTTAAAATTAAAAAATAGTTGATAAAATTTATGCCAAGCCCATTACAAGATTTATATAAATCGGTAAACGATTTACCTATATTGACATATCCTGATGATCTAGGTTCTTCTAGAAAGGGTCATTACATTTCATTTACCGTTATGGTTCCGCAAAAATCAAATTATATCGCAAATCCATCTTCCCCAGTTTCAATTACACCACCTTCTAGTATTTCCGATTCAATTGCTTCTACAATGAATTCAATAGGAAATGCAGCAACTCAAGCTGCTTCAGCGGCTAGTTCAATCTCTAGTGTTGCAAGTGCTGTAACCGATACAATTGGGTCAGTTGCAAGTGTTGCTAATCAAGCAGTAAGCGCAGTAAATTCAGTTGTTGGTACTGCGTCTAGTGTTGTAGGATCAGTTGCTGGAATTGCGGGTGTCGCAGCAACAGCTGGTGGATCAGTTATTGGTGGTGTCACAGCAGCTACTGTTGGGATCTCTGCTGCAACAAATATTGCTTCTGGTATAGGTGATACATTAGATAGCGTTGGCCAATTTATTTCAGACCCAACAAAAGCAATTTCTGGTGTTTATGATTCTGTAAAAAATTATCTAAATGGTGTAGATAATGCACTATCATCAGCCGAGGCTGCTATTGAAGGGTTTATGGACAATAGCGCAGAAACTTTGTATTCTCCCGCTACATCAAAAATACAAGGATTTATAAATCTTTACATGCCAGACACAGTTAATATAAATCAACAAGCTAATTATGCTGATATAGACGTAACTGAGGCGACAGGTCAACTTGGTATGGGTCAAGAAGTTATATCTCAAGGTAAAAATTACAGTTCTTTATTAGATGCAGCCGAAAAAGCAAGTAAGGAAAGTTCAGGTTTAAGCCAAACTATCAGAAATGTTGGTGCAGCGGCTCCACCTGTTGCAACAGAAATTTTGGGTAATGTTTCATCAGGGCTTGGTGTGACAGGCGGAGGTTTTACTCAATATATGTTGGGGCAAAAAAATACAGCAATAAACCCACAGATGGAAGTATTATTTACTTCTATGAATTTTAGAACATTTCAATTTGATTTTACATTTACACCAAAAAGCCCAGAAGAAGCAGCTACTGTGAGAGAGATTATTAAAATGTTTAGATATCATTCTGCTCCTGAAATTGACAATTCCGGTACAGGGAGATATTTTATTGTCCCATCTGTATTCAATATTGAATACAGATATTTAGAGCAAAGAAATGAAAATTTACATAAATTCGCACCCTGTGCATTAACTTCTGTAATGGTTGATTATGCACCGGAAGTTGGTTGGGTTGCGCATAATGATGGCATGCCAGTTAAAACACGTGTGACGTTGCAATTCAAAGAAATGGAAATTTTAACAAAAGAACGAATTTCAGAAGGTTATTAATTATGGCAAATTTTTTCTCAAAATACCCAAAATTATTAATAAACAATCGTTTAGTTACTGATCTAATAGCTAGAACAGCCATTAGAGATAAATATTCAGATAGATTATCTATATTTTACCCATACCAATTACAAGAAGGAGATACTCCCGAATTAATTGCATTTAAATATTATGGTGACGCAGAAAAACATTGGATAGTGTTATTAGCAAATGATATTATCAACCCATTTTTTGATTTTCCTTTATCTTATATTGAATTCAATAAAATGCTTGATCAAAAATATGCAGAACAAGGAGCAGCATTAAATATTACTGGTTCTGAATATGCTAGTGCGACAATCAATATAAATCCTCTTGGTTATAGATCTCATATAACAACAACAGATAATATAAGTGGCGTTTCAACAACAGAAACAATTTATATCGATCAAAAAGCATATAATGGCGGTGTTAATGGTTACGATGATGATACATTTAATTTTGCAGACTCAACAGCACAAGCAGATAATATTACTGTAACGATAACTAAAGAACAAATATCAATTTACGATTATGAATCGGAATTAAATGAAGCTAAACGAGAAATTAAATTGATTAGAAAAGAATATGCCAATCAACTTGAAACAGAATTAAAAGTTTTGATGAGGGAACAATATGTCTGATGGCGTTTTACATGCTCAAGATGTCGGGTTACGCTCTTGTAAAATAGTTGGAGCAGGTGGGCAACCGATTGAATTTAAAAATATTATTGTTGAATTTAATTATTTTGAAGATATATTTAATAATGGAATTAGCGGTGCATTAATTGTTAATGATTCTATGAATTATATTCAAATATTGCAATTACAAGGTCAAGAAATTTTAATATTATCATTAGATAAACCTGGTCTTGATAATCCTATTGAAAAAAACTTTAGGATTTATAAAATCAGCAATAGAACTCAAACAAAAAATACAAACGAAAATTATATTATTCATTTTTGTTCTGAAGAATTTATGTTAAATGAACAATATAAATTATCAAAATCTTATACAAATATTAAAATTTCTGATATAGTAAAAGATATTGCGTTTAATTCGCTAAAAATTGAACAAAAAGATTTTACAAATATCGACGAAACTTCTGGATTAAGATCTCTTGTTGTTCCTAATTTTAAACCAATACAAGCTATTAATTGGTTGTGTACTTTTGCACTAGCTAATGATAATAAAAATGTTGGATCACCTTATTTGTTTTATGAAAATAGAGATGGGTTTAATTTTAAATCAATTTTAAATTTATTTAAACAACCAATATTTAAAAAATATCAATACGACGAGAAAAATTTAAAATCTAAGCAAAATGAAATGGTGTCTGATATTAATAAAGAATTTGTTAATGTGATTTCGTTTGAATTGGTTAATTCGTTTGATTCTATATCGGCAGTTAGAACTGGTGCGTTGTCAAATAAAACTCATACTGTAGACCCACTTAGATTAAAATTTGGTGAATCTAATTTTGATTACAAAGAATATAAAAAAAATTCTGCATCATTAGATGCATCTGGGGTTCCATATTCAGCAACGAATAGATTCGGAGATAAAATAGATGAAACTCCAGGAGTAATTAAATTTTGCGTGACTTCTACTGGTCAAAGTGAAAATTTATATTTTAAAAATAAAGAAATAACTGTTAATGAGAATAGAGTAGAAGAAACCGTTTCACACAGAACAGCGCAATTAGCATTATTATTTACAAATAGATTAAAAATTTTAGTTCCTGGTGATGTTGAATTAAGTGTCGGAAAAGTAATACAGTTTGATTTGCCTGAGATTGTTTCAAATTCTACAACAGGTCAAAAACAAACTGATAAATTTTATTCTGGTAAATATCTTGTTACAGCAGTAAGACATTTAATAAATCAAGAAAATCATTTTTTTACATGTTTAGAAATTTGTAAAGAATCGTTTCCTAATGATTTTGGCTCATATGATAATAATAATCCTGCGTGGAAAGGTGTAAGATGACAACTGAATTTAATAATTCAAGAAGATCTAATTTTTTGGGTCATGATGGATTTGTTTGGTGGCTAGGTACTATTGAAAGTAGAATGGATCCATTGAATGTTGGTCGATGTCAAGTCAGAATAAAAGGTTTACACGATAACACTAAAACAAAAGTTTCAACTGAATCCTTACCATGGGCTCAACCGTTATATCCAACTAATAATTCATATTCAACTCCATCAACATTAAGAGAAGGTGATATGGTTATGGGATTTTTTATGGATGGAGATGGCGCACAATTTCCTATTATAATGGGGGCTTTTCATGGTATACCGGAAGATACACCAGACAGAGAAACTGGGTTTAATGATCCACGAACAGATGCAGAATTACAATCAGCACCAAGAAAAGTTAAATCTATAACATATAAATCTGATGGAACTGGAGTTGTAATTGAAGAAACACCGCAAGCTAATAATTTCCCGTTTAGATTAAACGAACCAACAACAAGCCGTCTATCAAGAAATGAAGGTATATCTGAAACAATAGTTAAAACTAAATTGGATTCTGTTGTTACTGTTCCTGACGGTACAAATAATAATTGGGTTGAACCAAAAACACCATATAATTCAAAATATCCATATAATCAGGTAATTAGTACTGAATCTGGTCATTATTTTGAATTGGATGATACTCCTGGATCAGAAAGAACTCATTTGTACCATAGATCTGGAACATTTTCTGAAATACACCCAACAGGTACTCAAGTAGATAAAGTTGTTAAAGATAAATATACTATTGTAATGAAAGATGATAATGTTTATATTATGGGTAAATGTAATATAACAGTTCAAGGAGACGCAAAAGTTTATGTTAAACAAAATTGTACATTAACTGTTGATGGAGATTATATTGCTAATATTAAAGGGGATTATAAACTTACTGTAGGTAAAAGTATGTCAACAACAGTAACAAATACTCTCAATCAGATAAGTTCTGGTGCTACTACAATTAAAGGTTCAACTATAAATTTAAACTAATATGAGCACAATAAAAAATTACAGCGGTTATTCGGATTTAGATTTAACATTTAATCCGCATCCAGCAAAACAAGATTTAATGATAACAACAGGAGAATTTGCTGTTGTCAGAGCTCTAAAAAATCTTTTATTAACAAATCATAATGAAAAACCATTTAATCCTGATTATGGATCAAATATTAGAAGATTATTGTTTGAACCGTTGTCTCCTATGACAGCATCTGCTTTAACCAAAGAAGTAGAATTTGTCATAAAAAATTATGAACCGCGTGTTTCTTTGGAAAAAGTTAATGTAATAGGATTACCAGATTACAATTCATATCAAGTTACTATTACATTTTATATAGAAAATTTAGTACAACCATTTACAGCAGATTTTATTTTATCTAGATTAAGATAAATAATAACTAATAAGAAAAAGAATTAGGGGAAAACATGGCCACAGCCAACTCATCACTAAATATAGCAGAATTAGATTTTGATCAAATCAAATATAATTTTAAACAATATTTAAAAGGTCAAGACAAATTCAACGATTATGATTTTGAAGGGTCTGTTATTTCTCAAGTATTAGATATTTTAGCGTATAATACACATTATAATGCTTATTATTTAAATATGGTTGCCAATGAAATGTTTTTAGATACTTCTGTAAAACGAGGTTCTGTAATTTCTCATGCAAAATTATTAAATTATACCCCTTCTTCTCCCAGAGCAGCTACTGCTGTTATCAATGTAAAATTTAATGGGACCACTTCTCCGAATTTTACAATCCCAAAATATACTAAATTTTACTCTCATGCTATTGACAACGTTAATTATCCATTTGTTACATTAGAAGAAGTAACTGTTACAACTGTTAATAATTCTGCTCAATTTAATGGCGTAAAAATATATCAAGGCCAACCTGTAAGATACACCTATCAGGTAAATACCATACAAAACCCTTCATTAACATTTACATTACCTGATTCTGACGTTGATACAACAACTTTATCTGTTTTAGTGTATGATAGTAGTCAATCAACAACATTTAATAAATTTGAATTATCTACATCTCATTTATTGTTAGATAACACCACACAAGTTTACTTTTTACAAGAATCATTAGATGGAAAATATCAAATTTATTTCGGTGATGGTATTCTTGGAAAAACATTAACTACAGGTAATGTTATCACAGTTGAATATCTAACTACAAAAGGTAGCGCACCTAATGGTGCTTATAAATTTACTTTGATGGATAAAATCGGAACATATTCCGGCACGATTATTGAAGCTACTCAAGTTGCTACAGGTGGATTAGAAAAAGAATCTATATCCTCCATCAAATATGCTGCACCTAAAGCATACGCTTCTCAGAATAGGGCTGTAACAAAAAGCGACTATTTAGAATTATTAAAAAGAGATAACCAAATTGTACCTATTCAAGCAGTAAATGTTTGGGGAGGGGAAGAAATGGATCACCCCCAATATGGGAAAATGTTTATATGCATAAAACCTGTTGGTGGTTATAGTATAACAGCTTCCCAAAAATATAGGTTAATTAACGAATATATTAAACCTTTCGGGGTTATTACTGTCACACCAGAAATAGTAGATATTGATTATACATTTATTAAAATCGCGTCAAATATTTTGTTCAATAAAAATCAATCAATATTTGATTCAGTAGCATTAAAAAATTTATTAAAACTTTCTATTTTAAGTTTTTGCGAAAAAACTTTAAATACATTTGATTCTTCGTTTATCTTACCTGATTTGATTACCACAATTAAGAATACAGATAAATCAATTATAACATCAGAATCAACTATCTCATTACAAAAAAGATTTTTACCAATATTTAATACAACAAATTCATTTACATTAGATTTTAGTACTGCAATTAAAAAAGGTTCATTGACTAGCGGATTTTTTGATATTGTTGATCTAGTATCTAATAATATTATTAAAAATGTATTAATTGAAGAATCACCAACAACTTATAATGTAATTGAATCGATTGAAATTGTGACAGAGGGTTCTGGTTTCACCTCAGTTCCAACAATAACAATTTATGGGGATGGAACTGGAGCAACAGCTATTGCTGAGGTAACAAACGGAAAATTAACAAATATCAAAGTAATTAACCCAGGCAAAAATTACACCCAAGCAGTTGTTGCTGTTTCTGGGGGCGGAGGTTCAGGGGCATTGCTTGTTCCGCAATTTAGTGGGAATGTTGTCACGCTAAGAAGTTTTTATTATAATAATGGTATTAAAATTATTTCACAAGAAAATATTGGCGAAATAAATTACGCAACAGGTATAGTTAAAATAAATAACTTTACCCCATACCAAATAAATAATTTATTAGGGTATATGTCAATTACAATTATTCCCGAATCAACTATATTTTATTCAACCAAGGATAAAATCATAACGCTGGATATGATGGATGATTCAGCAATCGTATTAAATGTACAAGCGAAAACCTAAATGTCAAATCGTTACTCTACAATACTTGAATCAAAAATACCATCTTATATAAAAGATGACCCATCATACTCAAGATTCTTAGAATTTTTTACAGCATATTATGAGTGGTTTGATGATACATATGATATTATGGGCTTTGGGGATAAACTTGATATTGATTATGGATTTGCGGATTTTATTGATTATTTTAAACAAGATTTTTTACCATATTTCCCTGATGAAATTGCAACAGATAAAGTAAAATTAATAAAACTTGCCAAAGAATTATATAAAGCAAAAGGTATTCCTGATTCATTTAAATTTCTTTTTAGAGCTTTATATGATATTAATATTGATATCTTTACCACACGAGAATATGTTTTACGGGCAAGCGATGGTAAATGGATAGTTCCAAAATCTATAAAAATCAAATCTTTTGATTTAAATTTTTTAAAAATTAATAATTTTAGAGTTTTAGGGGAACTATCAAAAACTATTGGTATTGTTGAAAAAAGTAAAATCAATGGAAATTATATTCAAATTTATTTAAGCGATATAGAAAGAGTATATTTTTCCGGAGAACAAATAAGAATTATCGATAATAAAAACAAAGATGTATATTTTTTAAACGGAAATTATGTCGACTACGATACGAATGTTGGTCCTCCTGAAGGAGCAGTTTTACTAACATCAAAAATAATAGGTTCTCTTTCAAATATTACTATAGATAGTAAAAAAAGAGGGCAAAAATATAAAGTTGGAGACCCAGTTATTATTACTGGTGGGTTCAATGAAATTATCGACAATCCTATTGGAGCTATTGCTGAAATTTCAGAAGTAACATCAGGCCAAATAAGAAATGTCATAATCGTTGATGGTGGGTATGGGTATCAAAAAGGAGCAAATTCCAAAGTTGATGTTATTTACGGCGGAAACGTAGATACTGTTGCAAATTGTACAGTAAGTTTGCTTGACGAATTAAACTCAAGTATTATTTCATTTATTGCTTCTGATTATATCGGAAATAATATATCAACAATTATCGGGAATAATAATTTAAATTTCACCAATTCTGCCAATGCCAACACAACATTATTAAACGCATTAACATATACAACGTTAGTAACATATCCAATTGTTAGCATTTTAGTAAATAATGGAGGCGGAGGATATGATACGCCCCCAACTTTAGATATCCAATCTCTTCTAACAGTCAATAATGCCCAACAAAATTTAACTGAATTTGGTATTTTAGCACCTATTCAAATAATTAATGCAGGGGAAAATTATTCTGCCAATGATATGTTAACAATTAACGGAGGAGACGGAGATTTTGCTTTTGCAAGAATTTCTTCAATCGGCTCAGGTGGCGCAATAACAGGAGTTGAATATTATCAAAATACAAATACTCCATATGCTCTTGGTGGAATGGGATATAAGAATTCTAATTTACCTATTGTAAATATTACTTCAGCAACAGGATCAAATGCCTCATTGATCATTCCGAGTATTATGGGAACTGGAGCGGAATATACATTAGAAACAGATAGAATCGGAGCAATAACAAAAATTTCTCTTATAGGTAATGGTGAAGATTATATTTCAACCCCCAATGTTTCTTTGAGAATTCAAGATATTGTTGTCAGCGATATTAGCGAGTTAAATTTTACTGATGGGATTATTTTTCAAGGTGAATTTGAAACTCCTACGTTTTTTGCTTATATTGATTCAATAACAAATATTGATAAAAAAAGCCTAGATACACCAACAGATGATATTTTTGCAGTTAGGGTTTATGATTATATTGGCGCTGTATCATATTTATCAGAACTGAAATTATACGATAAACAAAAAAATATCACTGCGTTAACTTTCGAATCATCTTACACGAATTCAACATTTAAAAATGGCATTAAGATTTATGGAGATGGTTCCGCAAAAGCGACAGCAAAATTTTATGATGGGTTAATATTTGACGAAGGAAGATATATCAATTCTGACGGACAATTATCTGGGCACTCAGTTTTACAAAATGATATTTATAATTCGACAACATACATTATTTCTGCAGAAAAAAATTATGATTCATATAAAGACGTAATAACCAACTTAGTACACCCAACTGGAACAAGACTTGTTCCAAAAAATTTATTAAAATCAAATTCACAACTCTCAATAAATACGAGTTCGTTAATTTATCAATCAAATAATTCTTCTGGGATTGAGTTAACTCTACGAAATTCAAATACAATTTATTCAAATACATTTTATTTATCTGTTGAATCTGGCTGGGGAGACGAATCTTGGGGAGACGAATCTTGGGGAACTGCTGCATCAAGTAATGTTGCAACTAACACAAAAATTGCTATTATCACAACAAATAATATGAATGTGTATTCAACTATAACAGCAGTAGACTTATTAAACGATATTATTACTATTGAAAATAATATCCAATATATTTTCCCTAATGTTTTTAGAGGATATTCTAACTCGAATACAGTTATTGTTGTACAAGAAAATTACCCAGAAGATAAATATTCGATAAATACATTTATATCAATAAATGATACTATTTCAATAGGAAATACTACAGATAAAATTATTAACATATCAAATAATATTCTATATTTATCAAATACTCAACAATATCAATTTGGAAATTTTGACAATTTATTTAACATTTCAATTGAAAAGCAATTGATATCAAATAATATTATACTCTATAACGTTTTATAACAATGGTAAACTAATGATTAAAGGTTTAATACCAGTTTCTGGATTTTCTCAAGAAGTTCTAAAAACATACTATACCCCAAATTTAATTTTTAAAAATAGTGGAGAAGAATATTTAAATTTATATTGTTTTATCTCAAAAATAGAACCTTGGGATGACGAGAATGTGCCCCCTCTTACGCTTGATAATAATTTTTATATGAAAACAACATATAAAAATTTAGTCGCAATTAAAAAAATTAATAGTAATGATATTGGGGCAGTGATAGAAAGAATAGATTGGAAAGGTGGAATAACATATTCACAATATTCATCCAATAAAAACCTATTCCAACTTGATGATAGCGGGCATTTGCTGAATAAATTTTATGTAAAAAATTCTTATGATCAAGTTTTTAAATGTTTAAGTAATAATGCAACTACAACAAATCCAAATGGAACACCATCAACTATTGAACCTGTTATTGATTTCTCAACAAATATTGGAAATACATTGATTGAACCAGGAGATGGGTATAAGTGGAAATTTGTATATACAATTGATTCCGGAGCAAAATTAAAATTTTTTGATGAAAATTGGATCCCTTTACCAATATTAACAAATAGAAAAACTATAGGAGATAATATATATGGCGCTGGTGAAATTTCAACTATAAATGTTTATAATTCAGGCTCAAATTATGTGGACGATAATGCAACAAACACAACAACAACTGTAACTATTGTTGGTGATGGGACTGGTGCATCAGCAAAAGCGATTATAAGTGGAAATGTTGTTTCTGAAATTTTAATGGCGAATACAGGTTCAAATTATACATATGCAACTGCGATAATTTCACCAACAGCAGGAAATTCCGGAAATGGATCAATTTTAATTGCAGAACCTTCTCCAATTGGAGGACACGGATTTGATTTGCTACAAGAACTTGGCTGCAGAACAGTAATGATTACTGCTGAATTTAATGGAACCGAATCCGGAACATTGCCAGACAATATTGATTATAGGCAAATTGGGTTATTAGCAAATCCAGAAATTATTGTTGGGACAACAGCACAATTTGCAAATTCATCAATATACAGATCAACTCAAGACATAACAGTTTCCGCTGGTGTTGGAATTTTTGTCCAAGATGAAATTGTATATCAAGGCAAATCATTAGAAGAATCTTCGTTTTCCGGAAGAGTTTTAAACTTTGATTCAATAAATAATATTTTATACCTTATAAATACTCAAGGAAATATAAAATTAAATGATGTTTTAAATGGGTCGGATTCAAATGCGCTAAGAATCGTATTACAAGAAACAGTAGAGCAAATTGTGCCATTTTCAGGAAACATAATTTATATTGAGAATAGAACAAAAGTTCAAAGAACTTCAACTGGCTTAGAACAGTTTAGATTAACGCTTACTTACTAAGGTTTAAGGAAAAATGAGTTTAAATTTTAATACACAACCATACCATGACGATTTTGAAGAAGATAAAAATTTTCATAAAATTTTATTTAAACCTGGCGTAGCAGTCCAGGCTAGAGAATTAACTCAATCCCAAACGATTTTACAAGACCAAATTGGTAAGTTAGGTAAATTTGTTTTATCTGATGGATCAAAAGTAAATGGTGGGCGATATTTCGTCGATACAAACGCTTTAAGTTTAAAGTTAGTAAATTCAAACGATCTAGCAACAAATATCCAATATTTTTCAGATTTATATATTGTTGGGACAACTTCTGGATGCCTTGGTATAATTACAGATATCGATGTAGTTAATTACTATTTAACAGTAAAACCAATTATTAATATTAGTAAAAATTTTTCTTCTGGAGAAACATTAAATATTTTTTCATCAAAAGATTTAGCAATACAAAGTTTGTCAAACTCTTCTTTGCAAACCAACTATACGGCAACTTTAGAAACAGATACAACAACAACAGTAAGTGGATGCAATGGTACACTGAATTCAACAGAATTCTATATGACAACCATTTCCGTTGAAGTTGGGGATGTGTTGTCAATACAATCTTCAAATAACCCATATGATAAATATGTTGTTACTGAAATTACCAGTAATGGTGTTTTTGTAAATAAACCTCTTGATGAGAGTTACAGTAATGTCACCATTACTGTAACAAAATTTGCATCAAGATATATTATGGAAATTGGGTTTGATTCTGGTGTGTATTTTACAAATAATAATTTTGTGAAAGCATTGCCGCAAACTACCATACCAAATTTAAAAACACAATACCCTTCTTGTGTTATTGGTTATGAAGTTGTTGAGACTATAGTTGATTTCGTCGATGATACTTCATTATTAGATCCAGCGCAAGGATCAAACAATTATACTGCCCCTGGAGCAGATAGATATAAAATTTATCTTAAATTAGTATCAAAACCATTCGTTAGCGGTGAAATACAAAATTTGACAGATAATAAATTTATAGAATTATTGAGAATTAAAGACGGTAAAATTGTAAGCGATACAACTGGAGCTAAACTGGGTGCAATAGAAGATATTCTTGCCAGACAAATGTATGATCACGCAGGAAATTTTGTTGTAAAGGACTTTAACCTTTCATTCCACGATTCAGATTTTTCTGAATCAGCATCAACCATGCAAGCAGAAATATCTCCTGGAAAAGCATACGTTTTTGGTTATGAATTCACAAATAATTCTCCGCAATTTTTTCAAGTAAAAAAGGGCAGAGATGTTGCAACATCATTAAATAATGAAATGTCGATGTATTATGGTAATCGCATTTCAATTACTAATCCATTCGGGGAATTTTTAAACGCAGCTTCTTCTGCTAAAGTTGAGCTACATTCTACTGATACTGTTTCAGCAAATTCTTCAACATTAGTTGGATATGCATTTGTAAGAAACTTAAAACAAGTTTCAGATTCAGAATATTATTTAAATTTATATAATGTTTCTGCTTTAGACATTAGCGCAGTAAAATCCGTTGTGAAACCAACAGGGTTGGATTATAATACAAAATTATTTTCGGCAAATACAGTATTAACGAATGGAGTTTTACCAGTTGTAGATTCAACTTATAATTCTTTGTTATATCAATTACCATATAATTACGTTTCCTCATTATCAAATGTACAATTTTCAACTGATATTTTCGACACAGTAACTGTATCAGCGAATTCAGCCACCCTACATACAAATTCATTGAATAAAATATTTTCAGCTGGTACAGGAACACTATCAACTGAGTTGAAAAAGTCAACTTTTGTTATTGTTGCTCAAACAACAAACGGAGCATATTCTGCTGGAGAATACATTGACTTGTCCAATGTTTCAATTGTTGTACAACAAGGTATTTCAGAATACACTGCAACCATAACATTTACTAATGGATATAACGGACAAATCGGCATTAAATATGCAATAGACATTTTAAGCGCAACACCAAAAACAAAAACAGAACAATCCGGTGCTGTGTCAGCAGTTGATGCAAAAATTTCTCCAACAAGTTTAGGTATAGCAGATATTTCTAAATTTCTAGGGGTATTTTACACGCCATATTCAGATAACCAAACTATTTCTGTAACATATAATGGTTCTTGGTCTTCTTCAACTACATATTCAAAATATAACGTTGTTTTAGTTGGCGAAGAATTATTTGTTTCCAATGAAGATAATAATTTAAATATAAAACCAGATAATGTTAATCCTCAATGGAGTAAGTTAGAAAATGTTACACCAAAATATAATTTAAATAATGGTCAAACTGAAGCAATATATGATCACGGTTATATTTCTGCAAAAAGTTTCGAAAACGAAAAACAAGTATTTGTATTATTTAATTATTATACTCATTCTTCTACTGGTGATTATATTAGTTACGCTTCATATCCAACTCAATATTCCCAAATACCAAAACATAATATCAACGCTAAAACCTATGATATTAGGAATTATTTTGATTTTAGACCAAGAAGAACAAATAATGCCCCATCATATTCATTTGATACCTATCAAATCCCATCAACTTTATTTGATGGTATCTTTTTTGATATGCAATATTACCTTGGTAGGATTGATAAATTAATTTTAACTGACGCAAAAAAATTTCAATGGTTAATTGGTGTCCCATCTTACACAAATTATGTTCAACCAGCTGATATGTCAAATGCAATGACAATTGCAACTGTTCAAATTAACCCGTACACAGCATCACCTTCCGAAATTTCCATCACATATAAAAAACATAAAAGATATACGATGGATGACATTGGTAATCTTGATACAAGATTATCAAACGTTGAATATTATACATCTTTAAATATGGTCGAAAAAGATGTCATGTCAAGAAATATCTATGACACAACAACAGGAGAAAGAATGACAAATGGGTTTGTTGTTGACCCATTTATTGGTTACGGCACAATGTCTATTGCAGACAATTATTTTAACTGTTCTCTTGATTTAGAAAATCAAATTTTAAGACCATCATTTAAATGCCAAGAATTTAATCCTCGCATTGAATCTTTAAATGGATTAAATGAAAAAAATGGAATAATTTCATTTGGGTATAGTGAAATTGAATTCATTAATCAATTTTCTGCAACATCTACTGAAAATTGTAATCCATTCGACGTTATTTCGTATTCTGGTGATTTTATTTTGTCTCCGCAATCAGATAACTGGGTTGATACAGAAAATAAACCTATTATTAATATTGTCAATGCAGATACAGAAGCGCTTTCAACAGCTTTATCGGTTCCAGGACAAGTATATAATGACTGGAACACATTTTATTCAACCAGACCATATACGGTAGAATCAGATAAATTAACAAATGTTACTGTCCAAAATGACACAAATAGAGTGACATATGGAGTAGGTACTGCATTAGTTAAACAATCCGATACCGTTAAAGAATTAGCTTCAAATATTATCCCGTTTGCAAGAAGTTCCATTATTCGGTTCTCAGCATCAAATCTAGCCCCGTTAACAAAAATGTATGTTTATATTAATGGAAGATTGGTGAATGGGTATGTAACCCCTTCAGAAAACCCGATAGGAAAAATTGAAACTGCAACCATAACAAATAGAGGTTCTGGATATTCTTCCAGCAATACAATTGTTTCTATTCAAGGAGCAAATACTTCGACTGCAACAATTTCAGTCGAAGTATTTTCTGGAACAATATCCTCAGCTGAATTTACTTCTAAGGGTAGTGGATATTCCCCCCAAACCCCTAATACTGCAATTACAAATATCACATACACCATTTCAGGAACAGGTTCTAATGCTTCCTTTTTATTATCAACAACCCCAGTTTTAGGCAGCGATTTGTACTCAAATGAATTTGGAAATTGTTCTGGGTCATTAATAATACCGAATGATGATATTTTAAAATTCCCTTCCGGAGAATTGCATTTAGTTATTTGTGATAACCCCAATTATGATTTTAATTCTTGTGCGAGTAAAGCAGAAGCAACATTTTTTTCTTCTGGAAAATCAGTTGTTCGTCAACAAACAATAACTTCAATTAGAGAACCTTATATAACTGTTGTCAATCAAGATAATACTCCTAGCCCAACTCAAGGAGCAAAAATTATTGCTCAAGATGTAACTTATATTGTCAGAAACGATATTGATAATATACCATACACAAGTTTACAAACTGGAACAATTTCTATTCCAATTTATTTAAATAAAAAACCAAATAGTTCTGTTACTGTTTCTTGGGTTAACGCATTAACTGATCAATCGGCGAATACAACATATAGTATTTCTCCGAGTACATTGACATTCACAACTATGAATTGGAATACTCCACAATTAATTTCAATTCCATACAATTTAGGGGCAAAACAATCCGTTGATTTAGATAATCATCTGTTTTCTTATCTGGAATTTTACGGTTCATCAACTGATAGTGGATACAACTACACTGGACCAAAACCAGCTAAATCTTGGTTAAATACAAATTTAACAGGAGTAACCTATTCAAAATTGATTGCTGAATCAAAACGTTTAAATTCGCAAATAGCAGCAAAAATTTCATGTAGTTCTATCCTTGATATGAGACAAGATGGGCTAACTGATTTTATAGTTACTCCATCCGGTTCTCTATTGACAGAGTATTTACCAATAACATTTACTGTTTCTTCATCAAATACCAGCGTTTGTACAATTAATGGGATAATACCACCAAATAGTTCTATTATCCAAAACACAAATACCATTACAGTATCAAACATTCAAGATTTTAAAGATTTTCGAGTAAGGTTGAAATTTGGAGAAACAGGGCAATCATCTTCTACTATTACAGTTACTTCAACAAGTGGAGCAAGTTATTGGAATGGTGTTGTTGGAACAACACCATTCAACCATATTTCTACTGTCCCAACAATAAATCCAGCAATAGTTATTTCTTCTTCTTCATTAAGACAAACGACTGAAGACGGAGGAACAACTGACGTATATTTTCACCTAAGCAAACAACCATCCCAAGATGTTTATGTATTTGCAACATCAAGCGATACAACAGAAGGTACTATCACAGGAAAACGCCAAAATGGAACTACTCTTGTTCCAGGAAATACTATGGTTGTGTTTACTTCTTCTGATTGGTCAACCGATAAAGGTGTTCAAGTAACAGGGGTTGCCGATTCTGTTATTGACGGGAATATAACATATTCAGTCAATTTATCGACATCTTCAGTAAATAGTTCATGGAACGGATTAACAAATTCAGTTAATGTAGTGAATTTAGATAAGACTATCTCAATTCCTGGAAAATTAATCATAACACTATCAAGTTCTGAACCCCCAAGCGGCGGAAAGTTTTATACAACTACTTTGGGTGGGACAGTTACTGCAACAGTTTCGTTATCAAAACAACCAGCATCTAATGTCACCATATCGACATCAGTAAACCCTAGCACGATTGCTACTGTTACCGCAGGGGCATCATTAACATTTACGCCATTAAATTGGAATGTAGGTCAACCAGTTGTATTTACTGGAGGATCAGAAAACCAAGATCTTGTTAATTATCCGTATGCTGCACTTTTTGGGAGTTCTGATGCAACTAATTTCCCTTCTGAAATTATAAACCTTATCAATAAAGTACAATCAAAAACAAGAACTGTATTAACTCCGATAACGAACTCAACCTATACTGTTGTATCTGACTTGGATCCAGATACTTGGGTCCCTGAAATTGCATCCGTTGAAGCAACCCTTCTTGGATTTGGCGGAGGGTTGAAGAGTGTGAAGTGGAACGCAACAAACGAAGATCCAACTTGGCGCACAATAACAGAGAAAATTACCGACAAATCCGGTGTCGGCATGGCTGGATTAAGTGTAGTGGTTCAAGGTGACGAAGATGATGTAGCAGGAGGATGGGTTCAAGCACAATTAAAAATAATTTTAGCTCCAGGAACTCAGTGGACGTCAGGGTTCCCGACACATGTATTTGACAACCTAACTTCTCTTAGTGAAAAATTTGTAAAATACGATAATTATGCACAAAATAAACCTTCTGGCGGTGGATACTCTGTAGTAGATAAAAAAACAAAAGGTCAAGCCACAATAAATATTTTAGCATACGAACAAGATGCTAAAATAAATGACATAAATTATTTTACGCGAGCTCCGTTCCATGGTTGGACTGTAACCCCTAT